TCAGCGCCTTCAGAGAGGGATTTAAGCTGGGTTAAGGCACCGGGTACGCAATCCATTATCATCTTCTTGGTGCGCTCCTCGATCTGAGTCTCAAACTGATTCTTTAGCTCATGCCCTCGTTGCTTAGGATGGGAGTAACCAGCGGTGGACGCAGCTTTAGCGGCATTACCGTGTAGGCAATACTGCTCGATAAATGTTTCTTGTTTAGCTGTTCTCAAGATGGTGATCCAATTGTAATGCCCGGTGGTAATTTATCTTCTTCATCAATATTTTCAATGGCTTGCCTTATATCCGGCAAGTCTTGGAAGTTCTGTAAGTAATCATTTATTCTATCTGTATAGCTACCAGCTAACAGTGCAATAATACCGGGGATATTCGTTTCTTCTGTTTTAGGAATTATTCCAGTATCCATCGCCACTTTCGTAGCAATTCTAGGAGCTGCTGCATCTTGAGATGCGAATGATAAATTCGGAGAAAGAACCCCTAATAATCCTGTCATTGTTTTAGTGGGGTCTTCTACATTATACCCCTGTTTCATAGCATCCATAGCTAGTTTATCTAACGCAGTATACCCCTCATAAGAGGCTAAACGCGCTATATTCTCATCCCTTACTGCTGACTTCCCAAAACCAATGCCAGATTTAACAGGAGTAATACCTGTACTGCTATATAACCTCGCCTGAATCTCCTCAAGAGTCATTACGCAAGTAATCCCATAGGTTGCTGCATAGGAGGTCTATCAGGACCAACATTCTGACCCATACCGGGTCGAGAACCCATAGGAACACCACCCCTTCTGAGTTCATTTATTCTATTGTCAATCTCCCTTCTGAGAAATTCCAATTCCATTATTTCGGCATCAGGTGCTAGTTCTCTCCCCATGATATTATCCGTATTCTACGCGTATTGAGATTCTATATTTCGATACTGATCTAGGTATGTTTGGGCTAGTGTTGGATTTATGTTCCTATATTGCATATATAAACTATATAGCCTCTGCCTATCAGCAACCATTTCTGGATTCAGTTCCGGCCTTGAAAAGTGTTCAAGCATAAAGGGTGTCGTATCATCTACTTGGACAGGTGGTCCCATAGGATACTCATCACCTAAAATACTAACCATTTTGTGTTTTCGCATCGCATCATTCTTAAATGGATTAGTAGTATTCCATGACCCATCTTCATTCTTAAAAAATCCCTGCGCTCCGCCAGACATCCATCTTTCTTTATTGGTCATATTAGACTCAGTAGACGGGGCTATTTTATTTAGGAGTTTAGCAGTTTGACCAAGCATAGAAGCATTTACCATCTTTTCTATACCTTGAGATAACATTGACATAAAGCCGGTATTAGATGGATTAACCTCATTAGAGGCATTACCTATATTTGCTGCCGCTGCTGTTGCTGCGTCTTCTTCGTCAAATTCATCTGACCATGCCATTAGAAAGGTTCCTCTTCAAGCTGTGCGCCTAATGTTCCGCCACGGAGAGCAGGGTAGGAGCCGGTTTCCGCTCCTCTTTTCCACATCCATCCGTAGTCTCTTGTATTCATCATGGCGTTGATCTCGTCTATAATTAGTTCGTGTCTCTTCTCGCCCTTTTTCATTTTGGGTAGAAGCTGACCTACCGGGACTACATTAAAATCAACGTCACCAGCTTTTGCCACTTTAGGTATGGACATATTAGTTATGTCTATAACAACAGGTAGTTTCTTGCTTCCGAATTCTAACACACTGTCTATAAACTCTGATCCACTACCCTGCCTATACCAGTCCGTATTCCATTGTACACCTTTTCCTGTACCTTTGTCAAATACCCTGGTATGGTTCATATGAGCCAGAAGTCGGTCTGGGGTCAGCGAGGAGTGTGGTCCTACGCTGATGTAATTATCTGTTTCCCTGATTCTCCTTTCCGCTAGATCAACATCCAGTGGAGCAGTATTTTTATTACCCTTAGCATTGATGTCGCGCATCTCCTGCAATAACAAATCTTTCGTTATTACTGCGTCAGGGTTTCTTGTCCAGATAGACTCCCACGCCCTGTCTACCATTTTAAGCGGGTTTATCTGAATCCCACCTTCTACTCTAGACCCAGCGGCTGATGCCCTTACAGCGTGTCCACTAGCTGGCATTAATGGCTTAGTTACCCATAATGACTCAATTCCTTCCTTGGTGTGGGCCTTCAATATGGGAATAATGTGGTCCAGCATTTCCGTAGGAAGCGTGGATTGGGTCAAATCAGACAGTATTTGCGGCTGATTAACTATATCCATATAGCCACCCTCAAAGGATGTGGGGAATACATGACCCTCTAGGGACTGTTCAAGATTCTTTATTATAGGACTTGTCGGGTCCGTTGACTTAATATTGAGTATTGCCTTAGCGGCCTCATTCAAATACTCATTATAAGCTCTATTCCACTCCTTACTACCGCTTGTCTCTTTAGCCATAACCTCTTCAAGACGCTTAAACTCTCTAGCTATAAGAGGTTTTATGTTAAACACCTCAGATAGATAAGCATTCTTTGGGTTAAGGTTAAGAAACTTAGAGGTTATAGCTTCTGGGACCATCTTGGCTAGTTGGAATCCTTTTCCACCCCTATACCATGGTATTGTTAGGCCTGTCTTACCGGCCCTCTGCATTCTTGTTAGATATACATCAGAACCCATTAGACGATTTGGACCGCCCTTCCTTAGATTGTTTAAACCCCTAATGAGCTTTGCTGGGTTAATTAAGTTAAGATATCCATAAGTAACCTGTTCAGCAGCATGGGATGTTTTGGGCCAGTCACCCGGCATCCACCCTGTTAAGTATGGTGGTACTCCAGCAGCCCATCTAATCCCTTTATCTATTGCACCGGCTACAGGCATTAGCATTTCCGCAGCAGCCTTACCCTCATAGGTTCTTGGAGAGTAGCCAGACTCAGCGGCCTTCATAAAGCCATATCCATCTGACTGCTCAAGACCGTACTTCTCTGCCATCTCTTTACCAGTAGGTCTGCCGGTTGCCATGGCTCCAACTTCCCATGGTAGCCCTCTAGCGCCGGATACAAGCCCGGTCAACATGGATATCAGAACCTCACCAAAACCCAATGCAGCAGCACCCTGAGCCTGTAGAGCCTTTTCTCTTGGCTCTATATAGGTTTCAGCTATCCGATTGAGTATATCCTGTTTTTCGTCATCTGTCATTTTAAAAAGTAAATTTCAGCCCAAACCGCTGATTCTGTTATCGTCACCTAACACCAAGTAAACCCGGTGGTATCTGACCATTCATCGGAGGACCACCCTGCGGCATCGGAGGGGGTAGATCAGGACCGGGGCGCGCGCCCATTCCGGGGATATTCATTCCGGGTGGAGGGGTCTGCGGCATCTGTTGACCACCGCCTTCTACAGCCGCCATAATCTGCTCAGGAGGCATACCAGCCGCCATAAGCTGTTGCATGATCGCATCACCTTCAGCCTTTAATTCGGCTAGTCTTGCTAGTAATTGTTCCATCAGGATAGTTCCTCGTTTAGTTTATGTATCTTATCAGACACTTTGGATATAAAGATAAATGGAAATATTCCATGTACCACAGCAGTCAAGGATAAACGAAATAGCTTTGAAGCAAGCCCTAACGCAAAACGAAGATGTCTCGCCCATGATAAATTTATATCCCTTAAATGACTCATAATACTTTCGCTACTACAATGTTCCCTTCTTTGTTCGTCTTTAATTCTACTGTACGCTTCTCGCAAGTGAATCGAGTCTTCCCGGATGCCGTGTCTTTCCAACCATTTCTTTTCAGAGTACGTTTCATACTTAGACATCCAGACATCCCCATTTCAACCCACTGACCAGTGCTGGGGTTCTCCCAGTGGCCCATCCATTCTTTTAAATTGTCGTTCATGTACAACAGTAATACAAACATGACCTCCATTTATTCTGTTGATTCCTTTTTTTCTACGATGTTATAGTGGACTGATCCATCCTTTTGATATTCTACGCGATAGTTGACAGGAACCATCTTGTACACAGTAAATTCCGCGCCATCTTTGGGCGGAACATTCTGTGATACATTGTCAAGCACTCGATCCATTACGGCAAAGGGGCTTAAATCTCTGCCCATTGCTGTCTCGAAAAATCTGTCTAATGCTCGAACCTGTGGATTATTTAATAACATTGAATGTACCATAATATTTACTCCTTTGTTTTACACCTAAGTTTAAGCGGGGAAATCCCGCCACGATACTAGGGGTATTTCCCTAGTGTGCTGCTCCATTTCCAAATTTTATCTGTGCTACCTTATCTTTGAGTATCTCCACCTTGGACTCCAGCGCTTCT